GCGGCGCGTCAGACTTCATGTTAGCCGCAACCCTTTCAGGCACGAATAGTTTCTTAGCCATCTTCAATGACCCCTCTCATCGCGGCTCTTATTTCATCTTCACAGTAAGTCAGGCCGCGTATTTGACCCACTATGAAGCGGTAGTTTTCCATGTTTTCTACCGCACCATTCGACAGCATAGTTGCATAGTCATCCTTCTGCTGTCGGATGTTCTTTAATAAATGTTCAGTTAATGCTATTGCGTCCATAACCCCTCCAGGCGTAACTTATTTAGTTAGTTTTTTGTACTTTTCAAAGCTACGCATTCCGCCCAAGCCTAACATACCCAATAATATAGTCATTAAACTATCCATATCAAAGGCAGGGTACGAAACAGCGTCATATCCAAGATAGGCAGTAATTACATCGGCTGACGGAAATAAAATAAAATGCGCGAATAACGCAACGCCACAGGTCCAGCCAATAAATGGCCTCCAACCAGCTACAAAGATGTTTCGGTGTTTTGCCTCTTCAGCGTTAATAGCCATTTGGCCTTTCGCCAGCTCTTGAGCATGTTTTTCCGCCATAGTGGCGATTTCATGCGCCAATTTATTTTTTTGGTCTTTGTCTTCAATGAACTTACCAATTATTTCAGTGGCTGGACCTATTAAAGCCTGTAACATGTCGCCCTCCTACCCTTTTAAATACATAGCAAATAAATATATACTAAGCAAACCTACCGTTGCACCAAGAATAATGAAAGCTATTTCTATCGCTTGCTGTATTTGTTTGCGTTTTTTCTCACGCATAGCTATCCGCTCTTTTCTTATTTTAGCCTGTATTCTAAGAACATCTTGCCAAGCGTTAAATCCATAGTTGGCAATTAAAAAGTTTCTAAGCTCATTTTCCATTTCTTGAGCTTTTTTGTGAGCGACAAAGCTTTGCAGGGCTTCTTCGCCAACACTGCCGTACTTTTTCTTTTCTTCTTTATGGACATTCTTGACGGAATCAATCGCGTCCATAAATTTTCCAATGTCCCCAGCCATAGCGTAGACATCTTTAGAAAGGGAAAAACCTTTTTTAAGAGCGCCAAAGCTCGCTGTTGCTATGGCTATCGCAGTTGCGGGGTCCATTCTTTACTCCAAACAAACCCTCCATCTATTCAATAATTTCTAAGATAGCCCCGTCTTGCATTTTAACTGTCATCTCTTTGCAAGTCCATCGCTTGTTAAAGTCCTTTTGATAGCGACCAACATTACGCTCAATTTTACGCTTGGTGGAAAGACATTCAGAAAGGTTATCATACGGCGTAAATTCTAACCTCTCGCCTGAAATAACAAGTAATAACACAAATGTTAACTCAGTCACCATTGCGAAGCGCCTCTAGTCGTTGTTCTAAATTAGATATGCGCTTTTCGTAAAACTCTAGGGTAAGCTTTTGCTGCTGGTCGTAAGGAGCGCGGCCCTCTTCTATTTCTGTGGCAAGCTTTTCTAGCTCTCCAGCAATATGCTCTATTAGCATAAATTGTTCGGAATCGGCTGGCAGCACACCCATTTCACCGCGAGGCCACTTGATACGAAAGTCTGTGTTCTGCGTAACATCAGAATCCATCATAGTGATGTTAGTCTCAATCTGGTTGAGGCGCTCGATAATACCAAAATATGCCCATGTGGCTACGGACGCACCAGCAATCATGCTGATGATATTCCGTAGCGGCAGGGCTACTTCAGTATTTTCGCTAACTCTTGGCATTGCCTTTAAACCTATGTCTAAAGAATACAATCACGTTTATAAAGGTGTTTAGCGTGACCATGAACACCAACCAATATTGAAGCTCTATAGGCATTTACTTTTCATGCCCTAACCAAACGGCGAAGGCGCCTGTCATGGCGCCCGTCACGGTTGCAGTTAGCGCTGTCGCTTGAGAGGTCATTGCTTCTGGACTTAGTGCCATAAACCAGTACAACACTTCGATATACATCCAAGTCATCACGCCCATCATTACGCGAGGCAAAATTTTCCACGCCAGAATCTTCTCCATTGTATACGACATTAGAACACACCTTGAAACCTCTGTGGTCTAGCTATCGGAGAGAACCCTTTTACCACTCCACCCTTTTTTAGAGCCACTGGACTTTTTTGCGGCCTTTTTGGGCTTTGCCTTTGGGGCTTCGGCTTTGATTGGTTCAGGGCTATCGCTACCGCTTGCCTCTGCGGGTACCCCTCGCCCCTCAACTTCGATATGTTTGATGATATCGTCTTCTGACTCGTACCTTTTAATAGCGGCATTCCTACGCTCCACTTTCTTAGCTTTTTCTACTTCTGCAACTTTGCGGTTTAATGAACTTGCTGACATTTTATTGCCCTTTCGTCATATTGTTTAGAGCGGCTATGTCCCTCTGGGTTTGAATGCGCTCCTCGGCAACTCTGGTTTTTTCGTCCAGAGCCTCTTTTTGAATGTTTAGGCGAGCCGCAGCTTCCATCTGGTCATTCAATTCTTTTTCTCTGTTAAGCTGGGCTTGGTCTTCAGCTTCTTTAGCCTTGCGCTGAATATCAGCCTCACGCAATGCCAATTCTTGCTGACGGATAGCTACAAGCGGGTCAGTCTGTTGTGGGGGCGTTACAGCTTGTGCATATTGCTCTGTAAGCTCACCAACTAGCTCAGAAGCGCGAGAGGCAATGTCCGCTTGAACTGCCTGCATACCCTCTGGAGACGCCTGCAACTGCATCATTTCTTCTTGAGATACGCTAGCTATAATTTCTTCTTGAGCCATCGCTTCAGCCATAAATCCAATATGTTCCTGAACATGGCCCTGAAGAGTCATAACTATAGCTGCGTTAGCCTGTGCCACAGGCGTTGCGATAATTGCGAGATGTGCCTCGATATGCGCCTGATGATTCTGTTCTGGGAAAGCCTGTAAAGACTTGCCTCGCATTGCCTCTTGATTCTCTTTAGCTGGATTCGTAGGTTGTGGTACAGGTGGTGGAGGGAGTATGGCATCAACATTTGTAACTCCTAATGCTTCGTACATTTTTCTGTACGCTTGATACAATCCACGCTCATTGCCGTGAATCTCAGGATTTGACTGAACTAACTGTAATTCAGTTTGTGCAAGCGCAATTCGCTGCGACATAGAGAAAATGTTCGGGTCTGAAACAGGCAATACATCAATGCGGTCATCAAAATCGGTTGCCTTTATTTCAGGCGGGGCACCAGGTACCGCATATGGGTACATAGGCGCCATGAAACGGGCAAATACATTTGCCAGAAGCTTGAACTCAACTTTCTGAGAATAATGCAAACGCTTATGAATAGCGGACATAACCTTTGTGCCGCGCTCCATAATAGCCATAGTGGTGCCTACAGGCGTTTCTCCGCCCATCTCACCCACCTTCATATCCGCCATAGACGCAAACCTACGCCCAGAGTCAACAAGCGTACCCAGAAGCGAATATAGCGTCTGTGAAGGCTCTTTAAACGGCAATGTCATAAGTGATTGGCGGATGTCCATACCCGCAACGTCAATATCACGGAATTCACCAGGAGATAATGGCTCATCCTCATCACGGATACGGGCGCCTCGTGCTTTGAAACCTGCTGGGAGATTGGACAGGGTGCCAGCATCAATAAGTTGCCGTAAAAGGCTAGTCGCCGCTTGGGACAAGCCGCCAATCATGTGTGTAAGCCCAAAGCCGTAAAAACCCAAACCGGGTAAAAACTTATAATGGACAAAATAAGGAACAGGACGCCGCAATGGGTCATTCTGGTCGTAATTGCGGCGAATAGAAAGAACTTCACCATTCTTTTCACAGATTGTCACAATATATGGAAGCTTTAAGCCAGTTTCCTGACCTTGCATGTCCATATCTTCAAATCCTGGCAAATCCAAGTTTGTATGTACTTCGTATAACGTAATATCTTCACTAGGCCCTGAAGGACTAATCCCCTGAACCTCGTCTATGCTCTCCTGAACCTCTGAATAATCTTCATCGCCATATCCCTCTCCTGGTAAATTAATGTCGGCATAGAAACCTGAAAGCTGAAGCTTACGGACTTCATTGCGGCTCATTTTTACTATATGCGTAATTCTTGTAGCAGAGGCTAAGTCAGTGGCTGTGTAAGGCACAACCAAATCTTCAGCGTGAACGAACTTAGAAACGGCTCTCTGTAGAAGAGGGTCGAAGTAAATCTTCTTAAAGGTACTACCTATTAGTGGTAGGTAGAATAGCATCTGGTCTAACTCAGGGTCGTATTCTTCCATTTCATAGGTAATCTGGTAATTCATGTAATTCTTTACACGGTCTGCCTGCTGAAGCTTATCAGTAGTCTCGTCACCAATTACTTGAGTGCGGACAGGGCCACCAGCAGGAAGCAATTCGCGGTAAGCCTGTGCTTGAAACTGTGTAACAGACTCAGCAAGCAAAGGATGAACCACACCAGAAGCTCCCTCAAATGGTTGAGAGCGGTTTTCGTACTTCATGCCAAGCAAGTCAATGCCTGTTTTATAGGTGTCTTCCCAATCTTGGCGAGAGGCCATGTCTTCTTCAACATCACCAGCCAAATCTGAGGCAATAGATATCGCGTCAGCGGAGTTCATAAAGTCAACTAAATTGGCGTCAAAAGGAATATCTACGGGGGCCTCTTCCATCATCATTTCTTCTGAAATCTCTCCCAGAAGCACAGAACCATCGTCCATTGTTACTTGTCCTGGCTGCGCCGCCATTTCAACAATGTCGATTTGCTCTTCTGGGTTTATAGGGATGACGTTTTCACCGCCAGCACCAATTCCTTTTTCAATAGCCATTTTCTACCTCTTTTATAAAAGTGCTGGGACGGGAAAAGCGGCGCGTAAGGTGGAGGGAACCCTCGCGCCAGCCAGAGCGGAAGGGCTGTGCCCTAGCATTGCCAAAACCCGCCCCAACCTCATTATAGAATATCCCTCTGATTGCCCATGTCTGAAGGATAGTCTTCTAAATCACCGTCTGTTTTCGGAACGCCTAGCTCCCACAGATTACACACCTTCTCCATAGAGCAGGCGAAGTGCAGCTTATCGCAATAACCCACACCCTCTTCCAAACCCAAGCCCTCAGAAATGCAATTCAACATAGATGACTGTAAGTTAAAATACTGACAAGTGCCGCAACGCGCATTCTTATTTTCCCAAGTCGCAGTCGTTGGCCCATATGAATACTCATCTACAGCGACCTGCTTGTTCTCTTCATTGATGCTTTCGTCTTGCGTGGCTATAGGACATACAAAGTTATCATCATCCCCATCGCCGTAGCCGGGCATCATGTCCTCGATGCTGTTCATGTCGATTTCAATACGGATAACAGACATTAGAATATTCCTTTAAACTCACCGCCGCGCCCAGAAAGCACAGCGCCACCATTTTTCATTTTTTCAACTTTTTTGCCGCGAAGACCTTTCCTTATACCTTCAGCATCTGGGTCAAGGTAAAGCGTATTATCATCGCTTTTCAAGCGCCTTAACTGCAAGAATAAAGCGTCCGCATCTGGGGCATTCCCCAAAAGACCGCCCTCGTCTCTTAACTTAGAGCCTTTGCTCTTCCGCACAGCCTTTGGCGCTTTTCTAACCATTAGAATATCCCCTTAAAACTTGTGCCAGAGGTTGCCGCACCATAACCACGAACCGCGCCGCCAGAAGCGTACTTACGCGGCTTCTTGCTATAATTCGGCACGCCCTCTTTCTGGTTGTCAATCTGGAGGGTGTAATTGCCGTACTGAGCGTTGGTAAGGCTACCAACGCCCTGTGTAGTGCCTTTAATCAAAATCTGTCTAGGTGTTAAGCCGTCAATCTTATCGTCCATTGTCTTGCCTATCTTACCCCAACGAACTTGCCACCGCGCAAAGCAGAACCCATGCCGCGACAAACAGCGCCACCAGACTCCATTTTAGCCACTTTACCGCCATATTTAAAACCTTCAACGCCGCGACCTTTGAGTATATCCTTGCGAGTAACTTTTCCATCTCCAGTAAGGTCGGGAAATCCAGCTGCACCGCCTTCCGCAAAATTAATTCTTTTATTTTTTATGTCTTTTCTAAACTTTTCAGCATCCCCTGGGCTAACTGGCTTTGGGGCTTTTTGACCCTCTTTCCATGATTCAAA